CCACCATTGGCTATGTACAAAAGTAACTCATAGTAATGTTTTTGGTCGAGGGCAACGAAGTCCTCGAATTTTTCATACTGGGTATTGTATGGAAATCCTGGAAAAGAGGTTTTTGAAACCATAGAAATATTTACATGTCGGCCTACTTTGTGGCCCTGTACATATCTTCCGAATTTCTTCCTCAATTGCTTGAGGAGCCAGTCTTTTGACTGGCCATCACAGCCAAGACGGCCGTTCCGATGTCCTTCAACATCTGACCGTCTTTCTCCGGCTGCATAGTACTGACTGACACCACGTTCAATCGTTCGGACGTCCCTGAGATTTGGGAATGCGTATTCTGGGAGTTCAATTCCGAACCTTGCGAAGGCTTGACCGACTCTGGTGTTGATTTCGACTTTGCGAAAGAGACCTTCTTTTTCTGGTCTAACCAGGCCAGTTTCTTCTCGATCGCCTCCTCCGACATTTTGTCGGGGTGGTCCGCCGGCAGCCTTTTCTGCCAGGCGAGGAAACGGGAGCGTTTGTCTTTTTTGGCAGACTTCGGGGTAGTAGAATCCCCCGCAGCCAACCCTTCCGCACGTACAAGGGGCGGGATTACCATAGTGCTTCCAAACACTTGGCCAGCCGGGGTACTGTAAAAATTTTCAAGAAAACCAAGCCAATCATTGGGGTCAAGGTCAACCATCGAAGAAAACAAGACAGTAAAGTCAAAAACGCTTTTTCCGCTTAATTCAGCGAAGCGCATGACAAATGCTTTCATCTTGATGGAATCAGACACCTTACCCTGATCTAAGATCATGTCATAAGACAGCTTGGAAAGTACCTCGGCAGTTTGATCAGGCGAAGAACCAGCCGACATTTGTTTCTTTTCAACCTTCGCTAGGGCGCGAGCCGTAGCAGTGGCAATGTCGATGCTCTGTTTAGGAGCCTTCTTAGCCTTTTCGGGATCGTTCCTTTCAGGTTCTGAAGGACCGCTCGTGCCGTCATCCTCGACAGCTGACGCAATTGGTTGATCAGCGGCCATAGCTTCTGACTCATAACCACTGTAATTTCCGCCGAATTTTTCCTGGCGTTTACGACCTTTGGCGTCAATTGCATCGTCAACATATTCGGCAATGTCTGCCGCAAGACCCCCTTGCTGTTGAGCAATTCGATCATAATCCTGAGATTCTCGATTGGGGGTAGACAAAGGCTTTTCC